AGGGCCCGAATGGGATCACAGACTGTTGCATGAAATGGCACACTGTATCCTCAAGACGATCATCCTACCAGGGGGCTGGATCTACCGTTGCACATTTGGCAACTGGAGTGGACCGTGGACCAGTATCCTAGATAGTTTCTGCAACTGGATTGCAGTGACGACATGTCCTGCCAGTCGTTCAATGGATTGCGCGCACTTTCCTCGCGTGGCACCGATCCCCGATAGGCATACTCCGCTCGAAGCTTTGCCGTTAACTTTAATCGCTCCGACCTCCCGCCATCGTACGTCGTCCAGTACTCTGGAGAGTCCCAGATTGCCTGAGAAGCGTTTGACGGCCTTGGTAATGGCTGCTTCGGGGCAAGTGTGTCTGGGGGGGTCGCCAAGTGTACCTTCAAGATCTGCGAGATAGGTCTCCTTACCTGGCATAACGATTTGGCGGGCAATGGGATGGTCGGGATGATCGACCGGGAAATACTGGTCAGCGTGTGCCTTTGGAAGGTCCGCGGTCTTGGGTGCGGGAGTGGGACGCATACCGTGCTTAAGGTTGGTACGTCCGAGAAAGTGCAGTCCTCGGTTGATGCTGAGCGGGGCGATGACGGACAAGACAGCGTTATTGTCGGAGAGCCAGGGATTCTTGGCTGCGGCGACGGCACGATCTTGGTCTCGCTGAGCGGTACCACCAACGGTGCGTGTGACTTCATGCTTGACGGCCCGGATGCCGTCGTAAATATAACTGGTGTACTGGACTGGCTTGCTTGCGCGTTGGCCTGTCTTATTATCTTTATGTATGGTGCGATGGCAGTATTGAATTGCTTCGGACTCGAGGTTGGTGAAGCCACCGCCCTCAAGCCCTGCTGCAACTTTGTCAATTGTGCCGGGGTAAATGTGAAACTGTAATTGTTCAAGTGCTGACATGCGTTCTGGTTCTTCCCTCTTCCTTTCTCTTTCTGCTTTGACGCGCAGCCTGCGGGCAGCTTCCCGCTTGCTGGGCCACGTATCTTTCTCACTGACGTTATCCCTGATCCCCCCAACCTCATCCATGTATCTCTTAACTTTCCCCCTGACCTGATTTCTAAACATGCTCTCGGACTCCTCTGCAGGATCGGGCACCCACTCGCTCTTGAGGAATTCTCCACGGTGCTCCCTCCAGAGCTTCCGCATCCTTGCAATTGCGTGCACGTACTCGAACCCCCCAACGGCCCCACCGAGCTGGGTACCATTGACGAAGCTCGGCTTGCCAGCCCCCTAGACCCCTTGGGTGGCGGCGGGACCGAATCCTGGCTTGAAGTCAGCCCCTTCAGGATAAAGATCGGCAAGCTTCGCCTTGCGCATCTTGGCAATGTGGTCCTCGGTGCGGGCCTTCCGGTCTTTGGCATCGATGGCTGCGGCGATGTAGGCCTGGGACGCAAGCGGGAGGTTGTCATATCCAAGCTCGATAAGGTCCATGAGCGGGGACTGAGTGGCGACGAGGTCGGTGTCGCGGCGTGCGTTTGCAAGGAAGACCTTACGTGAGTGTTCTTCAGAGAGAGCCTTGGTTGTGTCTGCATGGATCTTGCGGATGGAGGCACGCTCTTTCTTGTTGTCCTGGGCCCACGCCCACTGCTCGGGTGAGAGTCCGGCCGCCTCCCACTCGTCGGGCAGAGCGGCCTCGACTGCTCGACGCTCCTTGTAGTCTCGGTACCACCCCTTGACGGAGTCGGTGCCAAGCAGCTGAGGCAGTAGTTCCACAGGTGTGAGGCGCAGCTCAGGAAACCGAGTTCGGATTGCATCGACGAGGTCTGGCTTGAGAATTTCTTTAGGCATTTGTACTTCGGTACGACCAAC